CCCGTCCGCCGGAGGAATCAACCGGCCTGCGCCGCGATAGCCTGCTCGATGCTGGCCCGGATTGACGGAGCTGCTCCGCCAGCGGGTGCGCTTCCCGGAACACCAGACGCGGGGCCGCCGGCCACGCTGACGGCGGCCGCCTTAGCACGTTGGGCGGCCGCCGTCAAGCTCTGCGCTGTGTTCTGGAGCTGAGCGTTGCTATTTCGCGACATGATAACAGACCGGACGTCTGGGTGCAATTGGCACGCCTGAGCGTAGGCGTCCTCGTAGGAAAGCTCGTACCCGCGGCTGGCAGCCACCTCGATCAGGTCGGCCATGATCTCCCGGACGTCCTCGAAGAACTCATGCTTCGGGTCGGCAGCGAACTGCTCTAAAGACTGAGTCTCCTTCTGGTAGGCGGCCTGAAACGCCTGCTGCCGCTGCTGCTGAATCTGGCCCAAGAGCTGTTGCACCGGCGCGAGCTGCTGCTGGACGAGTTGCTGTACCTGCGGCAGGATTTGCTGGTCGGCAGCGGGCTTCTGGCTCTGCACCGGCAGCCCGGCCAGAACGCTGTCGAGCATCTCGATATCAACCCCGAACTGATGGATGAGGTTCGCGACCACCTCTGCTTTAAATTTCGGGCTTCCGTGCGTCAGAGCGTTGCTTGCGTACAACAGGTTCCCGATGAACTGGAACGGGTCGCCGCCGCTCACCTGAATCAGGGGAATGTACGGCTGCAACACCTCCGTCATCCGCTGCGTGAATTGACGTGCTCCGGCAGTCTGCTGCAAAGCCTGCTGGATTTCCTTCTCGCGCCGGATGAGAGCCTCCTGAAGGACGGGGCTCGCCGACATGAAAGCCTCGCGCTCGGCGGGCTTGAGCGACTGCGGCGGTCGCAACGTCTTCTGCTGCGGCTGCTCCGTGGGGGAGCCTTCGGGGGCCTTCTTCGCAGCTTCCGGAGCCTTCGGTGCCGGCGGTGCCGGAGGAAGTCCCGGTTTGGGAACATCCGTTCCCTGTTTGGGAGCGAAGGTGCCGTCCGGGTTACGCGGGCGGTCGATCTTCGGCTCGCCGGCGAGCGGCGGCGCAGACGGCTCGTCGCCCACCGCAGGCGCCGCAGGGGGCTCCGCCGCCGGTGGCGGCGGGCTCGCCGGTGTGGTAGAGGGTGTGGAGTCGACCGACTCGATGGCCGACTCCAAGGTCTCGCGGATGGTGGGCTCTTCCATGGTTTTCTCCTTTAGAAGCTCTGGTTGTCTTCACCGTTGTACGGCGCGTCGAGAGCTGACGCCGCGCCGATACCGTAAAGCGGCCCTTCCTTGCGGATGAGGTACCTGCGCACCACCTCACGCGGTGATAGGCCGGTGATTCTCGAAGTGCGCTCGATCGCCTCGTTGACGTGCTGGATCATAGGTTTCCCTTCTTCTGCACCCTTCACGCCGACCCACAGCACGGATTGGCCTTCGGACATCGGGTCTCCTGTCTTCGCGAGGAACCGACGCAAGGTCTCCTCTGCGGCAGCGTAGTCTGTCGGCTTAGTCTCTTTCGGGTAGATGAGGCTCATCATCTGATCGTCGATCGTCCCGCGGCCAGTGTGGCCCATGAAGTTCGCAGCGAAGTTGAACCTCTTCGGGTCGGTGATGGGGCTCAAAGGTTCGCCTCCGAACTCCATCCTGTTGAACCGTTCTGCGTTGGACTTAACCCCGTATTTTCCGGCCGCGATCGGAGCCGGAATTTCAGTGATGTTCGTTGGAACCGGCCCTCCGCGCAGAGCCTTGTAGCGCGCGTAGTGCGAAAATAGAAGATTCGACGTCGGGTCCATCCCCCCAGTGGTCGCAGCAAGAGCATCCATCTCTTTCCGAAAAGCCTTGCGCCCAAGTTCTGGGCCGAGTTCATCGATGAACTCATCTTCGAGTTGCTTCAACCCGTACCACAACCGGGAGCCCGGTGTCTTATCTCCGGCAGCGTATGCGGCCTCGAACCTTTTCCTCGTCTCCGGCGTGTCGTACTTCTGCAGCCACGCCTCGTGAGTCACGTCTTTTACTGGGCGCGACATGCTGGTGTTCCCTTCGACCGGATAGTTACTCGGGTCGACATACGACCTCTTCGAGACGTCGAAGTAGGGTTGGTACTCGCCACGCTTGATAGCCTCTTGCGCTTTGCGGCGCTCTTCAGCGAGCCAAAGCGACTCTGGCGTATCCCCGCGCGATAGGTACGTCTTGCCCTTCTTCGTGTCGACGATTGTCACAGGCTTGCCGATTGCTGGATACCTCTCTCTCAACGTTGCGCGCACCACTTCGGGGTCGAGCTTCTCGATCTCCTTCATGATGTCGCCCGTGTAATTCGCCCTCTTCCCTCTGAGGCCAGCCGCTTTTGCTGCCGCCACGATTTTTTGTGCGAGCTTTGCCATCGACCCGCCGCCAGCAGCCTCAACGTCTCCGGCGTAAGTCGCGCCAGCGAGAGCCCCTGCACCGATACGCGTGGCTCTCCCAAAAGGACCGGTGGCGACCATCAGAGCGACATCGCTAGGCGTCTGCGGAACGACAGCATCGACGACGTCGGGCAGCGATACGGCGCCGGTCGCGTCTCCTGTCTCACGAATTTCTCGCCACCATCTCGGCAGCTCTCTGGCGATGATCGCCAAAGGGTTCAGGCTCTTGTCGCTCATTCTGTCGCCCTCTCGATGATGCGAAGCTGCCGAAGAAGCTCCGCTCGGTTCGTTCTCCCGAAGATCAATTCATCCGGCAGAAGACCAGTCTTCTGCGGAGCGTACTCCGTCTCTGCCGGGCTCGCTGTTCGGTTCTTCGCTCCGTGTGGACCGAAGTTCACCCATGAGTTCTGGCCTCTCGTTTCGCTCGCCATAGCACGAGCAGCCTTCGGAGAGTACATCCCCATGTGTTGCTGGAACGCATTCTCCTCTCCGCGAACGCGGAACCCGACTCCTTGCTTCGCGTGCCCGAACGCGTCATGCACGGCGCGAAAGACGTCGTTCGCCGTCACGTCTTTTCCGCCCCACTTCTCGCCCACCCGCATCAGCAGCGGGTTCCCGGACACGTCGACAGCAGCGCTCGCCGGCCCTCCGAACCCTTCTTCGGTGGGGAAGACGTACATCCGCTTGTTCTGGACTAAGTCCTTGACCGCGTTCCTCGGGTTGCCGTACGGGTCCTTGCCCGGAGGCATGAACTCGAAGCGGAAGCCGGCTCGACGGAGCGCTTCGTATTGCCCCATCGTCTCCTCGATCATCGCCATGTACGCTTCGCGGACCGCTGGATTCGTCGGGTCGTGCTTCATAGCTTCGTACGCACGCGCAACGCGCGTCGCGAACTCTGGGTCGACCTTCACGAACTCTGTCTGCGGCCGATATTCGAGTCCAGCATCTCGCATGTAGCGCTCGGCGGCCTCCTGAAGAGGACGAAAACCACCAGTCGTCTGCTCGATGCCTTCACCGACCAAGCCCCAACCCCTCTGGGATGGCGGAACGATCGGTTCGACACCCGGAGCAGTCGCGACGCGGTTCCGCAAAGCAGCCAGCTTCGCTGCGATTTTCCCGGTCTTCAGGAGACCCGCCACTCTCAACGCCTCCGCCTCTTCTCCAGTTCGTAGATAGCGCGCTCCACTGCCTCACGACGCGCACGATGATCACCCCCCGTGGTGTAGTAGTCGGCGCGCTCTTTCGCGGCGCGCTCGAAGTGGTTGGTGAAGTCGTCTACGGTCGTCAACCCATGCCTTTTCATGTACTCGCGATGCTTCGATCGCGAACTGATGTCCGTACCATCCAACGCACGCAGTCCGTCGTAGTGGCGGTCGTTCCACAGCAGCCCGTCGGCCTTGTGGTGGTTGAACCCGCCCCTGCCGTGCTTCGTGTAGTACGACTCGGGCAGCTCGTCGACACCCTTCTCGTACAGCTTGCCCTCGAAGTAGACGTAAGTCCTGCGTGCCATGACAACCTCTCAATGCTTGCTCTGCCTCGCGTAGTGGATGATGCCAGCCAAGATGCGCACGATCTCGACGGCGGGGTCGCTCGTTCGATCGAAAGGCGGAAGACCGATCATGCCGAGAGCACGATCAAGCTCCGCAAGAGCGTAATCAAGGTCCGACACGGCGTCGACCGGCGCAGCGGACAGGAGATACACCCTCGTGTCGCTCATCGTGTCGCCTCTTCGACGGCTCGATCAATCTGACGCTGCCGGCCGGCCATCGCGCGGCCAGCGCGCTCGGCTGCGCCGCTGCCAAGGTCTTCCGGCTTCGGCCCTCGACGCTTGAGAGCCTCGATCTTCGCTCGAACCCTGTCGGCGAACGACTGCATGAGCGACTGCTGTTGCGGTTGTTGCTGTTGGTCCATTTTCGGCTCCTAGTGGAGAAGAAGCAGGAACTCGGCGTCCTTGCGTCGTTTCCTGATGAGAGCGCGCCGACGCTCTTCTTCCATGATGAGCGCACGGCGGCGCTCTTCTTCCTGAATCAGCCTGTTCGCCGATTCGATCGCTGCGCGAATCGCGTTCTCCGCGACGACCCGCACGCGCTCGAAGTCGATCTGCGGCGGGACGTAGATGTAGCGGCCGGAGCTGGAGCGAACGGTCCTGTTCTCCTCACTGATCTCGACCGCACCTCCGCTATCCGCAGCGCCATCGACAAGATCGCGAACGAGCTTCGCGAGATGCTCCGCACTCTCGCGCTCCTTCTTCTCGCGCTTCTTCCTCTTTTCCTCCGCGTCGTCCCACCGGTTCAGGTCAACCGGAGGAGGCGGAGGCGGAGGAGCACCGTCGACCTGAAAGGCCGAAGCCTGAAACGCTGAGAGCTGGAACGCGCCGGCCATCTGTTAGCTTTTGCGCCGCTTGTCGGCAGCGACGAACTCCTTCGCCACCTTCACGGGCACCGGCGGGGTCTTGGCGCCGGGCGGCTTCCAGCCGTGCGCGACAGCGCGCATGAGTCGTGCCTGCTTTTCAGTCTTGGATGGCATATCGTCCTCCTTACTCGATGAGATAAATTGCCGGGCACACTCCGGTGCCGTCGGACAACGAACCGGGCGCTGGATCGGGCAGCGTTGACCCAGAGCCCGCGACGAACAGATGCGTGATGGCGCCAGTGTTGTTGACCTGCCGACCGAGAGCAACCAGAACCGATCCGACAGCGAGCGCGCGGATGGTGGCAGCAGCCGAGCCAATCGCCGACACCCAGTACAGAGTGCCAGCAGTCAGCGTGACAGATGACGCGAAACTGCCGGTCTTGTCACCTGTGGTGCCGGTGTCAAGCGTCGCAGTGATCTGCGCAATTCGAGCTCCCGGCACGTCGTTACCGCCCGACTGCGTGTTCGCGTAGATGCCAAGGTTCGCTGCACCGGTGGCGGCCGTCGTCACGCTGATGCGCAGCCCGGTCAGAGTAACGTCGCGCGGTACGACGAGCGGGATGAAATGCTGCCTTGATGCTGTGAGCGCGAGCGTGGTGAGCGCAGTGCCGTTGGCATCGCCGGCGATCTTCGGGGTGGATGTACGTCTCGGATACGCGATGCTCGGATACCCGCCGCCTCCTCCTGTCGCCGAAAGAGTCAGCGTCCGGTTCGCTCCGGAACCGGCAGGCGTGATGGTGATTCCAGACCCGGCGATAAGCTCCGCCTCGGTCTCCGCTCTTGCCGCCGCAGCGAAGTTGCTGATGGTGCTCGCCGTCTGCGTGCCGGTATGGTTCGCTCGGTTCAGCAGGAACGAGTCGCTGCTGTTCGCGGTCGCTCCGGCCTGAATTCCGTCGAGCTTGTTCTTGTCCGCGCCAGTCATGAAACCGGCCGCGCCATTCGGGACCGCGTTCGCATGTGCGGAGCCGCCGCTTCCGACGTGCGAAAGCGGTGCAGCGTCGGTGATTCCATACCCCGCAAGCGTTGTCGGCGTATTTCCGATCTGCGTCCACGAGATGCTTAGCGCGGACTGATGCTGCGTGACGTTCGATTGCGCAATTCGGGCGTCCGCGAACGTCCCGGACGTGATGTCAGCAGCGCTGTGGGTGTGCGAAGAGGGCGCAAAGTCGCCAGTGGACGAGTACGCGGCGCTCCCGAGACCCAGAAAGCCCGCCACGGCGGAGCTGTCGAGCTCCTCGACGGCCCCGTTTCCAGACGATACGCGGCCGGCGATGCGGCCGCTGTTCATCGTCGCGACCAAATCAGCGTTCCAGCGGCTCGGAGTGACCTTTCCAGCCGCGAGATCGGCCGGATCGTCCGGTATCGTGCTCGTGTAGGCGTGATTGACTCTGAAAGTCATTGCGGCATAACCCCTTGCGGCATTTGCAACGGCATCGGCAGCGGTTCTTCATCCTCTTCGATGACCTTGACGATGTCACCGTTCGCGTCCCGGACCGGAGTACGCACCCTTCGAGGGTTCTTCTTGTTCTTCAGCTCCTCGATTCCGTTTCCAAGCTTCGCCAAAGCCTCGTTCAGGGCCATCATGTCGGAGCCTCCGACGATGTTGAGAGGCGGCTGCGACTGCTTAGCTTGCTGCAATTGCTGCTGTAGTTGCTGTTGTTGCTGCTGCAATTGAGCGCGCACGTCGTCGCGCTGTTGCGCGATGGTGTCGGAGATGAGCTGGAGCTGCTGGTTGAGCTGCGCGAGATGCTGCTCCATGCCGAGCTTCAGCAGCTCGATCTGGTGCTTCGAGGCTTGGATGTCGCGCTGCGTGTCGCCGCGGATCATCTCGACGTCGATGCGGTTCTGTGCGCGCAGCTTCTCCAGCTCCAGCTCGATCGGCGGCTGCGGCGGCTGGCTCGCGCCCTGCTTGATCGCGTCCATCGTCTGATCGATGACGCTCTCGACCTCCTTGCCGACCTTGAATCCCGCGATCGCCCACTTGACGAGCTCCAGAACGACACCAGCAGCCTGAGGAGCCTGCTGCACGAGAGGCATCGTGCGCTCCATGAACACGCCGAGAGCGTCGAGCATCTGTGTTCTCGACTCGCGCTCCTGAGCGTAGTCGATCGCTGCCATCGTATCCGGGTCTATCGAGACCTTCCACTCGAAGTCCTCGAAGCTCTTGATGAGCTGAATCGCTTGCGGCGCGAGCTGAGCGTCGGCTGTGGCCTCGATGTTCGACCACTTCGCGATGCTCTCCGGCTGGCAATGACGGCTGATGATCTCCGCCTTGATGCGGCACGCGAACGCGACCCAGTCCGCGATCTCGCTCATCGTGAACTGGACTCGCGAACTCCCGAACTGAGCCTTGAGCTTCTGCGCTCCGAGAGTCTCATTCGGATCGGACGCACCGCGCATGATGTCGCTGATGCCGAGAACCTCGTAGAGCTGCTGCTGCGCGGATGCAAGCTCGACTCGAAGCTGCGCAATGACGTTCGCGATCTGCTCGATCGGAACCCAAGAGATGGTTCCTTGAACTCCGCCCTTCTCCGCGAACGCTGCCCAGTTGTCGACCGGGATCAAAGACAGCTCGCTGCCCTCTTGGAACAGCCGCTGAACGCTGCCTTTCGTATTCTGGTCGTACAGGCCGGCCACCTTGCACGCCTTCACGAGCCACGAAATGCGAGTGTTCAGCTCGTCGATCTGCGTGTAGACGTCCTGCGCCATCGCGTAGTCGCTCTTCGGCATGAGGCGCGAGCTCGTGAGGTTCGCTGCGAGCGGCTTCGGGCACGGGAAGAAGCCTTCGAGCTGCAGAGGGTCGTCGCGGACGTCGAGAATCACAGGGCAGCCGGGGCTGTACCAGTAGACCTTCTTCTCGTCCTTGCACCAGATCTCGTAGACGCACGCCTTCGACCACGCTTCGGACTGAACGTCGATCGGGCTCTCCGCCTTCTTCTTGTTCGTGTAGTTGAGCTGGCACGCGATCGTCTCACCGAACCGCTTCACAGCTTGGTCCTTCGTCAGATACGTGCGACGAGAGACCCAACGGCACTCCTCCCACGTGCGGCAGGGCGACCAGTCGAAGTCCTCCCAGTACACGTAGTCGATCGGGACCGACTCCTCTTTGATGACCTCCGCCTCGATCGGCTCTCCCATCGGAGCGCCCGTCGCCGGGTCGATCGCGGGCTCGATCGTCTGCTTCTCGATCTCGACCTCGTATCGGACCCACACCTGACCGAGGCCAACGATGAGTCGATCTTTGATCGCTTGCTTGAAAGCCTCACGATCGAATTTCCCGTCGTCCTGCAGACCGCGATTGAGGATGCGTTCGAGGATGACGCCAGCGACGCGCGAGACGTCGTCCTGCGCGTCCTTGTGCATGCGGCTGACGTCGACCTTCGGCGGCCGCGCGAACAGCGCAGAGAGCAAGACCTGCGTCGTCGACCAGAACAGGTTGACGTTCTTGCGCTGATCGTCGAAGAGCCCGTCGCGGTTGTCGAGATACCGCTGGACGACGACCTTCGACTTCTCCTTGAAGGTCTTCAGCTCCTTGTTCGCAGACTCTAGCTCCTTCGCCCACCGCTCCGCCATGCCTTGCGGCGTCTTGTCGTAGCTGCTCGGCTGGTTGCCGTACGCGACGTCTTCCTTCTTCATACTCGGCTACTCCTCATCGGCGCCGTGTCCCAGAGCTCTTCTAAAGCGAATCCGCGGTCTGCCGTCCTCGCGAACTGCTTGACTTCCTTCGGCGTCGGCAGAGCGATGCTGCGCGACTCCATCGTCAGAGCGCCGTACGAGAATGCGTCGCTACCGTGCGAGGCCCAGTTGTGGTCTGGGTTCTTGCTGTAGGTGCGCCTCTCCTCGTCGTACTCGTATTGCCAGTCGCGCAGAGCTTTCAGCCCGATCTCACACGTGACCGCGTTCCAGACCGTGCGGCGCGCGATCGTGCGAGCTGCGTTGATCCGGTGCGTCACGCTCACCTGCGGCACGATGTCGGTCTTGTACCCGGCAGCTCGGAACTGCTCTAAAGCACTGGTGCGGGTCGCGAACGTTTTCGCTCGCGCATCGTGCGGCAGCCAGACTTGACCGATGCGCTCCGGCGTCCACCCGAGTTTCTCCTTGAAGCGATCGAGCCAGTCCTGCGCGTCGAGACCGCTATCTTCGACGTACGCGAGGCACGCGAACCAGCCGCCCGGGAGACGCTGCCACAGCCACCACGCGCAGGTGTCGTTGAACCCAAGGTCGCCAGACAGCTCCAGCGGCGAACCGTCAGGGTCGGCGACCAGATCGTCGAGCAGTCGCCCCTCGCGGTGAGCAGCTTCGAGCCACGGGCCGAGGATCGATCCGACGTTCGCGGCGGAGAAGTCGCAGTAATACTCCTGCCGCGCGAGATTCTCGGGCATTCCTTCGCGCACTTCCTGCTCGACCTGCTCTCGCGTCATGACGCCCGTCACGTCGATCGGCATGACCGCGTAGTACCAGCGGCCGGTGTCATCCTTGCGCGCGACCTCGCCGATCTCGTAGAAGCTGTTGTAGCCGCGCGGAGTGCTGATGAAAGCGGCGGTGCCGTTGTTCTCGGTGAGGATCGGGCGCACGAGATGCCACGCGCGTGGATGCGTCAACGCGAACTCGGAGAATGTGACATGCACCGGGTTCGCGCCGACGTTGGAGTCGAAGTTGTCGGCCCCGATGAGCTGGATGATCGAGCCGCACTTGAGCTCGATCTTCATCTCCGTCTCGTTCCTCTTCGCGACGATCTCGGGCGGGAACGTGGCGTCGATCAGCCGCTTTCCGTCCAGAGTGATGTTGTCCCAGACCGCCTTGCGAGCCTGCTTCAGCGTCGGCAGCATGTGCCAGTACGTGCCGATGCGCTGGTGAGCCATCTTGCTGATCTGCGCCAGCATCGTGCGATCCTTGCCGCCGCGACGATGCACGCACCAGAACGCGCGCTTACCGCCACGATCGAAAAAGCGCATGATCGGCTTCTGGTAGTGGCGCGGCGTGAAGTTCGCCGGCAGCTCGATCTTTGCCACGTGATTCAGAACGTCAAGATCGCGATCGGCAGCCAGAGCTGGATCGCGAGCGCGACCAAGAACATCGTGTCGCCGAAGAATTCGGGCATCTCGCTCACGACGCCCTCTTCGACCGGATGCTGAACACCGGGCGCCCTTCTGCGTTGGTCGGATGCCGAATGCCGGTCGGATCTTTCACCATCGTATCGACCTTCCACCCGAAGACAGCCCAGAACGGGCCCGGCGGCCACACGACGATCGCGCTGTAGTCGATGACGGTGTAGACCGTGATCCAGCGACCGATCGATCGATACCGCATGCCATCCTGCAAGTGCGAGTAGTTGTAGACGCCTCGACCGACGTCGAATCGCGGCTCAAGCTGGCGCGGCTTGAAGCTCATCAGGAAGCCGTAAAGCGAATTGCGGAACCCGAGCCAGTAGATGTCGCCGATCACGCGACCGTAGCGCTCGTAGACCGCGCGCACCGTCGGCTCGTACTGGCCGCGATGAGCGCCCACGCCATCGCGCACGTACGGATCGTCGATCGTGTCGAGCCAGCGGGGGTACGGCAGTCGCAGGATCGCGCATACCGCGACCACGATGAACGCGACCGGCCATAGCAGTATCGATAGCAGCCCGATCGCGGCGCCCTTGAGCGTTGTCATTGCGTATCCCCTTCGGTGCGGATGACGATCTGCAGAGGCCCGTCGTCGACGCCGTGGACCTTGAGCGGAAGAACCTTGCCGACGAGCTGGAGTAGCGCTACGCGCTCCTCCTTGTGCGGAGATAGCCCGAAGCGCTCCAGATAGGCCACGATCGCGTCCCGCGAGGCGGATGGATCTTCGGCCGCGATGCGGCGGCCAATGGCTTTGGCGGCCTCTAGGATGGCTTCTCGAAGCTCGGTCGTGATCTTGTTCGGCGAGCCTTTCGGCCGGCCGTTGGGGTTGTTCGAGCGTCCCTTCGGTGGCGGCATAGACGTTGTTTTCTTACGACAAAAATGAGACCGGCCTGCATTGTAGCAGGCCGGCAACAGTCGGATGTTGTGTTTCTCAGCTTGGCAGCGCCTCCGACAACCGCTTACCGTACCCGTTCACGATGAAGTAGGCCGGGTTGAACTCTCCCCATTCGGCGGCCTTCGGCCCGACAAGCTCACCGGTGCCGGTGGACGGGCAGTACACCGCGAAGCAATCCTGCGCGTAGCGATCGCACAGGTAGTCGACCATCGTGCCGGTCGGCCGATGCTTCACCGAGATCACCGCGGTCGGCTCGGTATCGCTCTTCGGCGTGCCGAGAAGCACCGGCGACATGCCGAAGTAGTGCAGATCGCGCACCAGTCGCATTGCGTCGACTTCACCTTTGCCGTCGTTCCGGTTCAACCCGAAGTTCAGAAGGAACATCTCGAATCTCCTTTCAGCCCCGGTTGGGGCCGATCCCCAACCGTTGAGCGTACTTTAAAGCGTACTCGCGCCGCTGTCAAGCCCCCGTGCCTACCGTTCGTCGGCCACGAACGGCTGTTGCGTTTTCGCAACACTTGCACCCGGGCGCAAAGCTTGATCGGCGACTTTTGCAGGGTTTTGGGCTCCGCCTGTAGTACTCGCCTCTCCACCAGTACCAGTACTGCCCCTTAAGGGGGCAGTACTGGTAGTACTGGTGGAGTTTTGACCAGTACTAGTACTGGTCAGTACTGGTCAGTACTGCTGAAATGCTGGAAACTCCGGCGCTGCTATAAGTGCTTGATTTTCTTGGCATATTCAGCTCTAAGACCAGTTTTTCCAGCAGTACTATCAGCAGTACTATCCGACACTCCCCCAGAAAGTTTTCGACCAGTACTACGACCAGTACTAAGCGATGTTCGTCTAGTACTGGTCAGAGACACCAGAACTACGCAGAACTACTGATGGTGGAGCCGCCACCAGCCCCTGCCCACACCACCAGAAGCGCTCCACGGGCTCCCTGCCTAAACTCCACCCTGCCGGCCTCACGCATCGCCTCCAGATCGGCGAAAAAGCGGTTCCTGTACCCGCCGACGGCCGCGAATAGGGCATTCTTACTCAACCCGTCCGGAAACGGCTCCAAGGCCTTCCTGACGCGTTCCTCGGCCTCTTTCATCCGCCCGGCTGCCGCCTCCTCCTCTACCGTCGGCTCGACCACGCACGAAGTCATCTCGTCGCCGTCCTCGTCGAATCCAAGACCGACCACCGACAACCTGAACCAGCCGAAGTCGCCTACAGCATCCCCGTCCCTGCACTTCGTCAGCTCGATCGTGCGGGTCGGGACTGCCCGATCCCCTACGATCGTAATCTCGGTGTCGAGAGCACCGAGAAGCGACGTATGCCCTCGCGCGCCCTTGCTCTCATCCTTTCCCAGATGATGGACTACCACCACCGAGCAACGAAACGCGTCCCGAAGCCGCTTTATAGCGCCCACCGCTGCGCCCATGTCTTCAGAGCTGTTCTCGTTCCCGCCTGCCAGCGCCAAGTTGAGCGTGTCGAACGCGATCAGCCTCACCTTGCCTCCGAGCGCCTGCTCGATCTCGCTGATGCGCGCCATCACGCGCGAGACGCTTTCCGGGTCGCGCAGGTTCGGCCAACCGCTTTCGATCACGATCCGGCTGCCGACACCGGCAAACCGCTTGCGCAGAGCCCTCGCACGTACGACCATCGAGCCCTCGTAGCTGAACACCACGCAGATCGAGCGCTCGTCCGCTTTAACGCGGCGCCCAAACCATGTGACATCCTCCGCCCCTGCACGCTCAACGGCCGCGCACAGATCGAGCAGCAGAAAGCTCTTCCCCGCGTTCGGGGAAGCGATCAACCCGACGAGTGACACCTTCGGGATGAGCCCCTTGACCAGCCAGTCGGGCGGCTTGCGCTCAGCGATGCTCGCGAGTGTCTGGATGTCGGACGACTTTTTTGCGGAGTCTGCGGGCTCCTCCTGCGCGCCCGCGATCGGCTCAAAGTCGAGTCTCGCCGTGCTTCTCCCGGCAGCTCGCAGCAGCGAATACGCTCCAGCGCTTCGAGGGTTGAAGCTTTCCCATCTTTGCAGGCATGCGTCGCGGTCGTAGTTCGGCGCCGTCCTGCTCCAAGCGTCGTAGACGTCGAACTCGAAACCCTCGGACCGCAGCGCGTGCCCGACAGCGATCCATGATCCGTAGTCCTCCGCGTCGAGATGCGGGAGAGCTTTCAGGCACTCGATCTGGCGCTGCGTGTAGTCGGACTCCGGGACGTCGAACTCGACAGGCTCGATTCGGCGGATCATCGAGCCGGTTGATCCCGCCGCACCGGCCTTGCGCTGCCAGCCAGACGCGAGCAGGCGCTCTTCGATCTCATCGAGGATTCGCAACGCCGTCGTCTCGTCGACCGTCTTCAGCTCGTACGACTCGATATCGCGCGGCCCTCGACCACCGACCCACGTGTACGGCCTGCCTGTGTCAGGATGAGTGCCGTACGCGATGAACTGCTGCCCGTCGGCGAGCCATTCGATAGCACCGTGCTCGTCGTCGCGCACGTACTCGCGTCGAATCTTTCGGAACGGTGCGTCGGTGCGAAACAGGTAAAGAGCGCCCTTGCGTCCGATGCGTTTCGGAGCGCTGCCGATGACGCTCTCGACGATGTCGAGTACAGACGGGTCTTCAAAGTCGACATCGAGTGCAGGGGTTGATCGTGTGAGCAGACCGACGTTCGCCTCGTAGTGCTTCGCTGGATTGACGCCGACCTTGTTTTGCCAATCGCTGTAGATCGGGCGCTTGCCTGAGCATGGGATCGGCTCGTATCCGCGCGCGAGCAGATCGTTCGCTGTAGTCCCGTAGCTCATCGCTACTTCAGCTCGTTCAGGATCGTGCGCTCGAACTCCTTCGCGAGCTGGCCGGATGACGCGTACTTGCCTTTCCCGCTAGCGTTGACGAAGAAGTTCGACTTGATGAAAGCGCACGCCGTTTCGATCGAGAGAGGGCACCAGAATTCGATATGCTGGTAGTTCTCGTGATCGCTGTGACCGTGCTTCGCGAAGTCGAACTCGGGCATCAGAACTTTGCGCTCCGCGACGTAGCAGATCGAGTCGATCGTCTTGACCAGATCGGCGAGATGATCGTCAGGCTGCGGGAGGTCGAACTTGTCGGAGATCGTACGTTGGATACGCTTCTCGATCTCGCGGAACTGCGGCACGAGCGACTTCAGCGGGGACGAGACGTCGCCGACGTACGCTTCAGCAGCATCGTGCATCAGGCAGAGGATGCGCAGATCGCTGACGTACGGGAGGGAATCCGACTTCCATCTCGACGCAAGGTGATACGCGAGCAGCGAGTGCTGCGCTACGGTCCAGCGCGTGCGCGTATGGCCGGTGAACCGGTTGATGTGCGACAGCGCGTAGGTGATATCTTCGAGTCGGACGAGTTCAGGCTTCGGATCGGCGAGATCGAATAGGATGCCGCTCCGCGTCAGGATGGACGGGGTGTGGTTCACGTGTTCCTCGTTGGTGGGTTGAACAGAGGGGCTGTGAATGTATCATGATCCTGCGCCGCCCCAGCCAACGCGGGATCGCGTACTCTCGCTTCTTACTTAGAGCCTTTGCTGGCTGCGGGCGGCGCTTCTTTGCTGTCGAGGTAGTGGGTGATCGCCCAACGCACGACAGCGCCGAAGCTGACGGAATACTGCTTAGCGATACCCTGCAGCCTCTTCTGCGTCGCTTTGTCGATGACCAGACCGATGTGGACTTCGTTCTTTCGCATGGTGGGTTCTCCAGTTCTGTTGAAAAGGGATTCAAGTATGTCATACTGCGCGCCTCACTCAACACGGAGAACTTACGATATGCTGCAACT